TCACCGGACTGCACCAGCAGCGCCGGGTCGACCACGTAGACGCGCTTGGAACCGGTCAGGGCGGTGGTGCTCTTGGCAGCGTCGTCGGTGCTGTTCGGGCCGTCCTTGATGATCACCGCGCGCAGTTTGTCGGCGATGCCGAGCAGTTCGGCCACAACCGGGTTAGCCAGTACGGCGTCCGGCTTGGCCGGATCGGTGGGGTGCACATGGGTGAAGCCCGGTGCGACCAGGATGCGCGGCTTGACGCCAACGATGGACTTGGCCGCCAGCAGGGCATGCACGCCCTTGTAGTCACCGGTCTGTGCGTCCACGCCGCCGAGCACGTTGGCCAGGGTGGCACTTTCGTTGGCGCCGTTCTCGACGCGGATGACGACGACGACAGCACTGGACTGATCGAAGATCGCATCGAGTGCGCCTGGCAGGGTGCCGGCTTCGGCGCCGGCCTTGGCCGACAGCTTGGCGGCCTGCGACGGTGAGGTCACCAGGACGGGAGTGTTGATGGGGAACGCTTCGGTATCAGCCAGCGGTGCGGTGCCGACGATGCCGATCACGCTGGTGGATGCAACAGCGATCGAGCGCGCACCGGTGTCGATGTTGACGACCTGTACGCCGTGGAGAAATTCGGTCATTCGGAGAGGTTCCTCGGTGTGGTGGTGTGCCTGCAGATGCAGGCGACGGGTATATCTTCGGAAAATGTGGTTATCGCGATAATTGCAGCGGTGGTCCGCTGATTGATCAGACCCAGCCGGAGGCGCTGACGCTGGCGCTGAAGGTGGAAACCTGTGCGTTCCCGCCGGCACGGCGCAGCGCGACGGAAATGCTGACGCTGTCCGATTCGTAGCTGGCGGACCTGGCAGGGACGCTGATCGACACGCCTGCCGACGGAGCCGCCGATGCCTGCACGAACGAGGGAGCACTCGTGCTGAAAGAGGCTTTAGCAGGCGAGGAGCCGGTGATCTGCACTTCGTACTCGGAAACGCTTGCACCTGCCGGAAGCCACCGGCCCGACGCTGCTACTGAGCTGCCTCCATTGCCGCCACCGGCAACGCCAGTGCGGATGGCATAGGTACCGTCGGCGTACATCAGGATGGAGACGGTTGCCGACACGGAGCCGGTGGAGTTGGTCTTGGCACCGTTGCTTGCCGAGTAGCCCTTGCCATGGAACGGCAGCCTGTAGGTGGCGCTGCCGCGCGCCGCCCACAGGTTGGACACGTCCATGCCATTGATGCGATGGCCTACGTCAGCACGCTTGCTGCCGTACTGGATGTGGGCATAGCGACGACTGAGGTCGGTGCCGCCTACACGCCGACCGCAATCCTGTGCGATGGGGCCTTCCACGTAGGGATCGAACAGATCGTCGAAATCGGCGCCTGCGGAGCGGTATCCACTGGGCATGTCAGCGCTCCGCTTTCAGCGCGCGCACTTCGGCGGCCAGTTCCTGGATGGCCTTGGCCATGACCGGCAGCAGCTGGTCGAGCTTGACCGATGCCACGCGCTCGCCCTGGAACTCGACACCTTCCAGGTCGACAGCTTCCGGGACCACTTCGGCCAACTGCTCGGCGACGAAGAACAGGCGGCGACGCCCGTCGTCGTTGTACTCGGGCTTGTAGTGGCCGGCCGCCAGTTCCATCTGCTCGACAGCGGCCAGGCCGTAGGGCAGCGCCCCCTCGATGTTCTTCAGCTTGCGGGAAGATCCGAAGTCGTAGCCACCACTCGTTGCCAGAGCACCGGCACTGGTCAACGTTAGTCGATCAACGCCTTGGGCGGTGGAAGACCATATCCGGAGTACGTTATCCGTGTTGTAGATATGGAATTCTCGGTTTGCGTTCCCGCGATCCTTGATGACAAACGCTGCGCTTGCGCCAGTGGAATTAATGCCCCCTACGAAGGTGTTCTCCCTGTACTGGATATTGCTGAAATTCGCACGCTGAGTCGGCGATCCACCATTGAAATCGTAGGAGTAGAGCGACAACGTCGCGTCAGCTTCCATCGCAGTTGCCCAACGGGTCACGTTGTTGGCCCAACCGAATCGCTGGTGCACGACCTGGGTGCTGCCCTGTCCCACGTACATGTTCAGCGTGCCACTCATGACGTCCCCGGCCTTGTTGACCTTGGTGGCAGGATCGAAGTTTCCGCTGGTCCAGATCGTGCCGCCTGCGTTCAGCGTCGCGCCATAGCCACCAGCGGAGTTGGAGAAGGTGAAATTGGGCCCATTCTTGAAGATGTATGAGCTGGTATCACCCAGGACCAAGACACCATCGTTGGCAACATTGTTCCAGCCGTAGGAGCGAAGTGAGTTGCCGTTTACCGCAACATGGCCGCTGAAGATTCCACCAGTTTTGTCCATCTTTGCATCGGGCGCGAAGTTCCCCGCATGCCACATCGTCGAGCCGTTCCAGCGAGGAGCGTCCCCATGCTTGATGGTGATTTCGCTGCTGGCACTGCGGTCTGAGCTCCACACACGCCACAGGCTGGAGTTGCCCCAGCCACCGATGAAGGACTGCTCGGCACCGGAAACACCAAAGCCCAGCAGTGGATACGGTCCACCGATGAACTGCTGGTCGGTGAAGGTATTGCTTGCCTTTGATGCCTTTCCATCCAGCGCCGTCTGCAGCCCGGCCACATCGGCAATCACATGCTTGTGGCCGATCGTGGCGAAATCACCGGCCAGCGCGAAGGCGGATGCGTGCTTGCCATCCAGGGTGTCAGCGTCCAGGCCATTGCCATGGCCGGTGTCCTTCAGCGCGGCGCTCTTCAGTTCCAGAGCCGTGCGGGCTGCTGCGGTGCTGGACGCAGCCAGCAGCGTCTTCGCCAGTGCAGTAGGGGCAGTGCCGCCGAAGCGTTTGTCGGTGTACGCACGCACGCCGCGCGGGGTCACTGCGCGCTGGGTGTCTGCTGCGTCTTCCGCCTCGGTTGTGGTGGCGAGCTCGACCACACCCACGACCTCGGTGGTTGCGGGCGGATAGATGAAGCCGGCGTCACCGAACTGGATCAGCGTGGTGTCCACCTCGGTGAATCGGGTGTCGGTGGCAAGCAGCAGCATCGATGCGGCCGACTTCTCCATGATCGGATCGGCCTGGCCGTAGCTGGCGAACAGAGTGCCGTCAGCCAGGTACAGGCCGAACCCGCGCAGCGTGTAGGCTGTTGCGCTGTCGTCGCGGATCGTGACGTGCACGGTGTCATCGCCCACTGCCTGGCCGCCGAAGCTGGCCACACGCTTGATCTCGCCTGGCAGCAGGGTGAGCCCCGCCGAAGGCACGAAGGCGGTCGAGGTCAGGCCGATCTGGGTGATCAGGACGGCGTTGGTGCCGGTGTTCGGCGGATTGACCAGCTTGGCGAAGCCGGCATCGGTGATTTTCAAGCGCATGCGGGGGTTACTCTCCGATCAGTTGAAGGCGGCGGAAGGCCGTGGCGTGGGCGGCTGCAAGTGCACCGATGGCGGCGTCGGCCTGCATGCCCTGGGTAAAGGTGAAATGCGAGCGCACCGGCTTGGTCCGGGTGATTTCGCCGATGACGTCCTCGACGAACATCGCCGTGGCGGACTGGCCATCCTGGTTGGCGATGGTCATCACCGCTTCGAAGGTGTGCGGTGCGCCCTTGGGCTGCAGCTGCCACCACTCGCGGATCAGCACCGAGCCACCGAAGGCGGCCACCACGTCACGCACGCTGCCGGCGGTACCCTTGCGTCGCTGGATGGCGATGGCCGTACGCACCCGGGCGCGCTTCACAGCTTCGGGCCAGTAGGCTTTCCATTCGTCGACCGACAGCGCCCAGGCCAGCCAGGGCAGCAGTGCAGCCGGACAGCGGTCGGCATCCCACAGTGCGGTGATATCCACCGGCAATGATCGAGCGACGATGGAGCCTGCCAGGCCACGTTCGGCGTGGGTAGCATTGGGCGGCAGCAGGTTGGCGGCGACCGGGACATTTACCCTGGCCTCGCCATCTATCACCATCCCCGGCATCGGCGCGGTGCCGAGCGTGACCACTGCGCCGGTATGGACGTAGTCGGTGATGACGGGGATGGAGGCGGTGGTGGCGATGTAACCTGTTGCACGACTACCGGCTTCTGCCTGGGCACCCCACACGTGGATGCGGGCGTCTGGCGCGAGCCCGGAGTTCGGGGCCGCCAAACGATCAAACACGATGCCCAGCCCGCGACCGGGGTCGCTGGGGCTTGGCGTGTAGGTGAAGGCGTGGCGCTGCCATTCCGTGCCTACAGCCAGGCGCGTCCGGCCTGCGCCGAGTGTACGCAGGCCGAAATCGACAGCGCAGGGCTGACTGGCGCGCAACCAGACACTGATGGTCGAAGGCGCTCCGTCGGAGTACGCGGAGCCATCGTCGTCCACCAGGCCGGTGAAGTTCTGGTTGGGGCCACCGATGGCGTCGGAGGCTGCGAACGAGAATGCCGTGCGGGTTCCATCGGGCGCGGACTCGCCACCCACCAGGCTGGCAGGCTTCCTGTAAAAGCCCAACCAGCTTGTGGCGCGGAAATCCTGCGATTGGCGCTGAAGATTGCGGCGTGGTTGGTTGAAAAGGCGCTGCCGACCCTGCCAATCGGTGCGGTAGACCGACAGCTCCGTTGCCAGTGCACCGCCCGGGTGGCGGAAGGTACGGTTCTGCCCATCAATGGCGCCGCGGAGGCGCGCGCTGATCAGGCGGGTGGTGTCGTCACTCATCATTGCCGCCATGGGTCAGCGTGATGTTGCTGCAGTGCGTGGCCTGGGTGCGATCGACCACGATGTCTGTCGCCGGGCTGGTGATTTCCACACGTTGAACACCTTCGGCGTGCAGTGCGGCGAAAAGCCCCGAACGGGTAACGTCGCGGCCGAGCCGGTGCGACTCGCTGATGTAACGATCCAGGCGGGTACGTGCTTCGGCCAGCACCACCTGCGAGTCTGGACCGGCAAAGGTAAACAGCGTGGCGCTGATCGAGTAGTTGACGATTGCCGCGGTACGCACCAGGACATGATCGGTCAACGGTCGCACATCATCCGCACTCAGTTTTGCTTCTACGACGTCGAGCAGGCCCTGGGTGGCAGTTCCATCCGCCTCGCGCGACAGCACCGAGACAACCACTTCGCCCGGCGTGGGGCTGGTCGCACTCGCATCCAGCACCCGCGGGTCAGCGCTCAGTGCATGGAATACATAAGCCCCTTCCGGCCCGGCCACGCTGAATCCTTCCGGCCCCAGCTGGATGCGGCGGCGGAAGTCCTCGTCATTCTCGTAGCGGGGCGCGATGCCCTGCTGCGGCTTGCCCGGGTCCAGTACCTGGCGGGCGATGCCGAAGATCGCAGCGAGGTGATCCAGATCGCTGCCGACCGCATAGGCCAGCATCACGCCACGCGCGGCGTCGTTGACGCGCTGGCGATCGAGCAGGCGCAGGTAGGTGCAGACCTCCAGGATCTTGAAGGCCGGGTCCGACGGCAGCAGCGCGTCGAAGGTGGGGTCCAGGGCCTGCAGCGCGGTCAGCGATTCATCGAACATGGCTTCGAAATCGAGCACTTCGATGACCGCCGGGGCGGGCAGCTGGGACAGATTGACACTGGTGAACGAGCCGGATGCCACGGTTAGCGAACCTCGATTCCTTCGATGGTGATGGCCTCGCCGTCCGGCAGGTGGATCCCGGTCACTGCCAGGATCATCACGCCGGGGGCGGGGAGGGAAACGTCGACGTTCTCGACGTGGAGACGCGGTTCCCATCGCGCGAGCGCGTCGACGGTGGCCGCGATCAGGTCCATGCGCAGCGAGCGGTTGGTCGGCGCATCGATCAGTTCAAACACGCGTGAACCGTATTCGCGGCGCAGTACGCGGGAGCCAAGGGGCGTGGTGAGAATGTCACGCACGGACTGGTG